TCGAGCACGGCTTCCACACTAACAAGCACGACTGTGCGTTTTTGCTGGACGACGGCAACTTGCAGAAAATCGCAGAAGCAGAAGTGGCGCTTATTGAAAAATATTACGGGATTAAAAAGAAAGAGCCGCCCATTCCTTCTTATGTAATAGAAGCGGGTGATATCGTTTCGATTATTGCTGGAGCAGTATATTGGAATGGTAAATCCATCCCCAAATCTATATTACAATATAATTGGAAGGTCACTTCGATTAATCACCTGACGGGTCGTACTGTCCTGGGTAAGTCGGAAGATGGGAAGCATTCTCTTAATTCTGCCGTGGATAGTAAGTATCTTGTAAAAGTTACGGCCGAAGAAGCCCCGAAGCCTGAAACCTTCCCGGCGGTATCCTATACTGGTACCTCGATCAAGGCGGCTTTACAGTCTATTCAGGTGAACGACTCTTTCAGTTACAGAAGTAAGATTGCAAAAGCCAATGGGATTACTGCTTATCTGGGAACTTCGAAGCAGAATGCAACGCTTCTTAACCTTCTCAAACAAGGCGAGTTAATAAAACCGTAATTTTATTTGATTTTTTGTTGTTAAATTGCACAAAAAAATTATTATATAATATTTTAATATTGTATAAAATGCACAAAAATATTTTTGTGTATTAGGTAGGAAATCTTTTCCTACCTTTTTTTATCTCCCTATACCTTGACTTTGTTGTAAAACCTCCTATATTATTATTGCGGAAGGATTATAAACCTCGCGATAGATGTGGAAAGTTATATGAAGCATATTATAAGGAGAAAATATGAAAATATTATTTTATGACGGAATTTTAACTGATTTTATTTGCAAGCACAGAGATATAAAAGAATTAGAACCCCCTTTTATAACGCTTGATGCCGGAGATGGCCCGTCAATGAATAGGGTGCTTTTAGATGACATAAGTGACAATCCTACCGATTTTGTCGATAAAGCGGTGGTGTTTACTAATTCTTTAATTGCGTTAGACCACAGATATGGCTGGAACCATAAAGAAAATCACACAGATATTTATATCTGGGTTGATGAGCTGGAAGAATTTAAGAGAATTGACTCGCTGACAGACAAAGAAATACGTTACGCACACCACATTGAAAAGATGTATTTGGCCGGAGCGTTTGAATATAGTGAGTACGAGGAGATGGATGAAAAGGAGAGCGAGAATGGCTGATTATATTGATAGAAAGACAGTGCTATCTTTTCCTTTTGCAAACGAGCAATATGACCATGAAAATGCAAATGAAGATTTTATTCTTGGATGCGAAACATATAAAGAATGGTTAGAAAATTTACCCATCGCCAATGTACAGGAAGTCCGGCACGGAAAGTGGCGCGAGGATCATTTCGGCAATGGCATAACTGTTCCGATCAGCAAATATTATATTTGTAATCAGTGCAACCATACTTCACAAAAGAAAACCCATTACTGCGCACATTGCGGTGCAAAAATGGATGGAAAGAGGAACTTGAAGGGGATCATGGTTGGCTCTATACAGATAGGAGAGAATAACAAATGAGAAAAGCATCAGTACATTTAGAAATTTTTGTTCCTGATAATTTTCAACCCGGTGATTGTGAACATTGTCCTTTCAAAAATGTACATGAGACCGAGGTTAGTTATCAGGTATACGAAAGAAAAGTCGAATGTCATCTTGGTAGGAAACCGTTCACTTGTCCCATACACATACATATACCCAGTCAATACGAAGAATTGGGTTTTTGAGAGGAGAACTAAAATGGCAGGAGAATATCTTAATCCAATGGAACTCGGTTTTAAACCCACCGCCGGCCCAGAATCAGAAATGAAAGAACAGTTTTATTTGTTCCAGTTTGATGATGATTCTGTTTATGAAATGACCTGTGGTATTTCGTTTAAAGATGCGCTGTGGGAAATGAGTAAATATACTGGATATAGTAGCGAGATGCTTCTAAAAGCGCTAAAAGGATATGACTCTAACGATGTCGATGGTATTTGCGCCCTCTTTGAGGCATTGACTTGCGCCCCACGAATTCGGGCGGTCTATATTGTAGAAAAAAAGATATATAACCTAGACACAAAGTAAATAACAACGTCTGAAAGGAAAATAATAATGAAAATGAAAGAAATTGCAAACAGAGTTTTTTGGGGAATTGTTTCCATGGTTTTTGCCGCCGCGGCCCTTGGGGTGGTTGTAGCCACTATGAGCCACGAAATCAGCTGGTCTCTCGCATTTTATATTTCATGCATCTCGTTAGATGTTTTGGTCCTGTTAAACGGTGCCTGGATGGTGTACAAGGGATTTAAAGAGCTTTGTGACACTGTGGATGCCGCTCGCGAATCCATAGGTCTTCTTTATCAAAAGGGGTTCAATACCAAAAACAAGGAAACAGTAGAAGGTGTAAACGCGGAGCAGGGAGACAAATAAATATGTTGACTTGTATTTATTTATCGTTGTTTTGTCTCGGTGGCGCGATTGTCCTGCTTCTTCAGGGGCGTACGGAAATTTGGCCTTATGTCGTACTATTATCTCCGGTTGTTTTAAGTGAATTTTTTGCTGCCTGGGCCTATAATAGAGATAAACGTGAAATGGCACATTTGCACGAGCGAATCAGTTTCTGGGGCACCCAGGTGTTGGCATTAGCAAAGCATGTGCGTGCGCTGGAAGAGGGAAAGACACATGAAGATTAAAGAATTGGATCGAGGGACGCTTTTCCGTATAATTGGAGACCCGGAAAAGATAATTTATATGAAAATACCTGACCCGACTTCCGAAGCAAACGCGCGTATCATATACGATAACACCGAGGTTTTTATTACACCCGATACAGAAGTCGAGAAATTTTCCCGTGGAAAAAATTAAGGAGAGCAATATGGAAAAAGAACAAGTTAATCATCCTTCTCACTATAATTTCGGCAGTATTGAAGTAATTGATTACATTCGTAGCACTCTTGGTGAAGAGGGGACCTATGATTTTTGTATAGGGAATGTAATTAAGTATATCAGCCGCGCAAAGCATAAAGGAAAACTAAAAGAAGACCTCCAAAAGGCACAGTGGTATTTAGCCTATGCGCAAAATATTGCAGATAAAATGTTAGAAAAAAATTGATTTTAAGAAAAAACCCCATAAATTAATAAAGAGCGAGACGTACTCGCGCATAGTATTATTGTATTATTTATAAGGATTAAGGAGAATTTAAAATGGCTAAAGAAAAAGAAAAAAGAAGAGTTAATCGTGTAAAAATTGTCGGCTTTTTAAAAGAAAACAATCTGGAAAAAATCCGTTCCGTGAAAGACATGGATGTCATTCGCGGTTCACTTGTTATCGCAACAGATAAGATAAGCAGTTACAAAGTTCAGTTTTGGACTCCGGAATTCCTTTACAATGGAAACGAGTCCGATGATTACAAGGCGCTTGAAGGACTTCTTCCTGAAAACACAATTAGTGTTGCGTCTTATTTAAAAAATAATACCGAAGCAAATTTTGCGACCGCGTCTGAAGTGGCTAGTAAGGTTTGGGTCATGGCAACTCTTGAAGAATACGCCTCTCGTAAGGGCGAAAGGGTTTCGTCTATAACCACTCTTAAAGGTTTTAAGGCCGGGTTCTCTAAAACTGGTGGCGAAAAGGCCTTTACCCCCTGTGCGGAATTCGATATTGAGGTTTACGTCAATAAGCTGGAAGACGAGATTGATGAAAACGAAACGTCCACAGGGCGTGTAATTCTTGAGGGGCTCGTTCCCAAATATGATGGATCCGTAGATTCTATCGAATTTGTAGCAGTAGAAGAAGACAACGTTGCTTCATATATTAAGAAAAATTATCACGTCGGCGACACCGTCACCATAAAGGGCGATGTGGTAAGCATTCAGGAGCGCATTTTGAAAGAGCAGAATACCGAAGATTTCTTTGGACGTTCCCCCGATCCGCAGTATGAAACGAAATTCATTAGAGAGCGTCGTATCCTTGGCGGTAGCGCTAAGCCTATCAAACAGGGCGAAGAGGGGTGCATAACTGCTGAAGCCGTGCGCGAAGGACTGCTTAAGCGCGAAGAAAAAATGCAGAAAAACGGCCAGCGTGCGCTTGAAAGGGAACGCGCGAAGGAAGAACAGGAAGTCGTTGAAACCCCGGCGCCCGCTCGTTCTGTCGGCTCCGAAGACATAATGGATTTTTAATCAAAGGAGCGGTAACTCATGGAAGATAAGAGAGAAGAGCGAGAAATTGTTGCAGTAACCCATCTTGACGAACTTCCCATTACAGCCTCGACTATACAGTCTCTTGATTTTGCTCAAAAATATGAGTATTTAAATCTTTTGATACAGAAACTTAACGAGGTTAAGAAAAACGTAGACAGCACCATAAAAGAAATTGTTAAAGACAATTATCTGTCGACCGGGAAAAGTTCTTTGTCTTCCGAGGGGTATAGATACACCTATGTACAGGGATCGACTCGTGAAACGTTAGACACCAAAAAAATCAAGGCTGAATATCCAGAAGTTTATAAAAACTGTTTACGAATAACACCCACAAGCGATTCCGTGCGTACGACACGCCTCATAAAAGACGAGGAGGTCGTGGAAAGCGATGTTATTGAAGTAGAATGAGAAAGAAATCCACGACCTCCCCAACGGGATGGTCGTGGAATTTCTGCCAGAAACCCACACATATATTGTAAACGGGAAAGAGGTCCCCAGTGTCACAACGCTTCTCACAAAGGTTTATGGAGATGCTTATTCTGCTGTTAACTAGGAGCTGTTACGTCGAGCCGCAGAATACGGTACAGCCGTGCACGAAGATATAGAGTAGTGGATCAACGTGCGTAAAGCGGCCCCGGATGCCGAGATAATATCTCCTTATCCCGAGGTTCGAAATTTCTTTGAAATGATAGAACCGATCTACAAAATTACTCCCATTATGACCGAGAAAGTCGTCGTTTTACAAAATCCAGATGGAGAGATAATAGCCGCCGGGCGCTTTGATCTTTTGTGTGAAGTAGACGGGAAATTAACCCTCGCAGATTTTAAAACAACCTCAGTAATACACCGAGAACTTGTAACAGCCCAATTAAATTTATATCTGCGCGCCGCTATACAGTCGGGATATCTTTCCTCCGAGGGGGCGGATCTCGGAGTGATCCACTTAAGCGGCGAAAAGTGCCGCTATGTTCCTATTGTGAAACTACGGGACAGCTTTTTGTTGAATTTTTACAATTGACAGATTTTAAAAACCCTTTATATATATTATTGAATATACGAAAGGCGGTTTGAATTTATGATAAACATTCCTTTGCTTACCCCTGAAGACATCGAGGTAAAAGTAAAACAAATTACAAAAAATGGTGCGTTGGCATTAATTTTTAAGACTGCTCGCACTGATCGTCGAATTTTAAACCAGGTGTTTGGTCCTTTAAACTGGACGTCGGATTATAAAATGGTTAAAGATAACCTGTATTGCGGTATTGGCATACGTGAGTCCGCCGACCAAGACTTTGTCTGGAAGTGGGACTGTGGTACCGAAAGTCGTAGTGACGATGATGGTAATGAAAAAAAGGGCGAGGCGAGTGATGCTTTTAAACGTGCAGGCTTTCAGGTCGGTATAGGCGAAGAACTGTATTCTTCTCCGCTTATTTGGCTGGACGTGGAGACCGTGCAGCGCGGGGATAAGTGGTTTTTGAAAGACCCCCTCGCTAAATATGTAGTTACGCACGTTGCTTATAACGAGGAAACGCGTGTAATAACCGAGCTGGAAATTTGTAATGCAAAGACTAGTGTGGTCGTTTTTAATTGGCGTTTGCCGAGTAAAGGGGCGATTGCTAAGAAAATGACCCGTACTATGGCACCCGTTTCCACCACTGATACCGACGACACTCCCCCTTGGGAAGATTCGACTCCGGCCGCCTCCACGTCGCCGGAAACACCCAAAAAGACTGCCAAATCTGAAGGGGCGGGTTCAAGTACCGAGGCGGAAAAACTTCCGTTAAAACAGCTTATATCATCTATAGGGAGCATTGTAAAATCGCTCTATACGAAGAACGGTAACGCTACTGTGTATAACAATATTGTAAAAGAAGTTAGCGGCAGTGATACGTTTAAATGTAATGCCGCTACCGAGGCAGATTACGACGTAGTAAATGAAATTTACCGTCGGTTAATGGCTTTAGAAAAGAATGGCTAATTCAGCAGCTCCCGTTTGTACGAAATGCGGGTCCCGCATCGTGGGGCTCGTATATTCGCACGAGGGAAAAAAGATATGTTATTCGTGTCACGAGAAAATTGTTGCAAACATGGAGCAACTCGAGCAGGAAAAGCAGGGAGTGTACCGCTATATTTCTGAGCTTTTTGGTGTTGCGGAATTGCCCGCAGATGTTCTTGCAGGTGTTTCCCGAGAGTTAAATTCCGGGAAAACCCCTCGGGGAGCCTGTGCTACTTTACGGTATTATTATGCCGTGGAGGGTAATTTGCCCACGAACATTAATTCTGTTCCTTATATTATTCGGGATTATTACGAAGTCGCTCGTGAGTATGTGCGAAAAACGCAACAACTTAAAAAGAAAAACGCAGAAATCGATATAGATGTTCCTAGTGTTACTATAACGCTAGACCCCAATAAATTAAATCCCAAGAAACCCAAAATGGATTATAATATTGAAGACCTTTAAATGCAGAAAGGGGGTAATTGAATGGCAGAAGCCGAAGTTCACAGCGCATCAAATAAATTAGCTGTTATTCATGTTTTGGCCGCGCTTATTCAAGACCCCCTTTTATTTTCAGACAACAATTATTCCTTTTCTATAAATGATTTCCCCGAGCAGTTTCACAAAATATTGTTCGGGGCTATCGAGCATCTAGCAAAAAATGGAATGGAAAAAATTGGATATCTGGATATAGATCAATTTTTAAAGCAGTATCCAATTCAATATAAGGTTTTTTCAACCAATCGTGGTATTGAATATATTCAAAACGCTCTCACACTATATGACCCGAAAAAGTTTGATTATTATTATCAAACATTGAAGAAGTATAGTTTAATCAACAGCCTGTCCGCCAATGGTATTGACACAAGGGATATTTATGATCCTAATATTGTGGATCCCGTTGCGAGCGCAAAGATGTATGAGCGCTTTGATAGCTTAACCGTTAATGACATTCTCGCGGCCGAGGAAGTCAAGATCATTCTCGCAAAAGAAACTTACGGCAATAGCAGTGACCGGGTAGAAAACCGCATGGGCGATGATATTTTGGAGCTCGTAGAAGAGCTTCAGGAAACCCCGGAGATGGGCCTACCGCTATGTACCCCAAAACTGACCACTCTTTTTCGCGGACAGCGCAAAGGGTGCGTGTATATGATGTCGGCCCCCACTTCTACGGGTAAAACACGTGTTGCGGTAGGCGAAGCGTGTCATTTAAGTGTGCCCGAATATTACGATACGGTAAAAAAGAAATGGGTTTCAACCAACCTTAAAGAAAAAGTATTAATTATTGAAACCGAGCTTGAGTTAAGAGAAGTACAGACCATGGCTCTCGCTTATGTCTCGGGCGTCCCAGAAACTCATATTTTAGATGGTCGATTTTTTGGCGATGAAAAAGAACGGGTGTTGAAAGCTGGCGAACTGCTGAAAAAAGCAGAACTTTTTATGGTCGCTATTACTAACTATGATACAGAAGATCTAATTAGCACCATAAAAAAGTATTACCAAATTCATGGCGTTCAATACGTTTTCTACGATTATCTTTCAGAAAATATGAAAATTATGGCGGAAGGCACGCGAAAAACAAAGGTCGCGAACCTGAGAACAGATCAAATACTGCTTTCCATGATTACTGCGTTGAAAGATTGCGCTAAACAGCTTGGTCTTTATATATGGACGGCCACACAGATTTCTGGTAATGTACAGGGCACAAATGAACTAGATTATACTTTCTTGCGTTCGGCAAAAAGTTTGGGCGATAAGGTTGACGTTGGTTGTATTTTAACGGCGGTACGCGAGGCAGATCGTCCTGCGGTTGAGTCTTATTGTGCGAAGGGGTTTGAACTTGAGCCTAACTTCGTTCTGTCGGTTTATAAAATTCGTCGAGGAAGCTATCAGAATATTAAAGTCTTTTTGTATTTCGATAGAGGAACTTGTCGCATGACCGATACTTTTGTAACGGACTCAAAAGGACAATTGATCCCCGTAGAGGATACCAATATAGAACTGTTGCTCGATAAAACCAGTGAAGAAAAAATTGAAGACGTATTTGCCCCCGTTTTGGGCGAAGGGGTGACGGAATGGGATGGTGAGTTTTAATGGATGCTAAGACGATAAAAGAAAAGCTCACTACAGAAGATGTCATTAAATTATTCTGCACGCTGCAGGGCAATGATAATGTGTTATATGATGCCCAGGGACACCCCATTTTTAATACCTCAATATGTCACGGCGGGGACAGTGATAAATTATATTATTATCCCGAAACCGGACTCACGCATTGTTATACTTGTGGCAGAACTTCTGATGTGTTTGAGATAACACAGCGCGCGCTCGACACAGATTTTAAAGGGGCAATGTCATATATTACTGAATTTTTTCACATTCGCGATTACGGCTTCGGCACCGACGCGGAACCTAATCTTACCGACGACTGGGATATTTTCCAGCAGGTGAAAGATTACAGTAATGAAACCCCTGTATATGCGCCCCCCGAAAATATTCCTGAAAATCTTCTCGAGTATTTTTATCCTCTGGCGGCCCCGCTTGAGTGGCAAAAAGAGGGCATCAGCCCGGAGGTCATGCGGGCCTTTGGAATTCGTGTTGATTCCGCTCTTCAGAAAATTATCATTCCTCATAGGGATGAAAACGGTAAACTGATAGGTATCAGGGGACGCTCATACAATCCCATAGAGATAGATAACGGGAAGAAATATATGCCCGTATTTATACAAAAAGACATGTATAATCACCCCCTTGGGAAAAATCTTTATGGACTTTTTGAGAACAAAGAGATTATTAAACAAAGTAAAAAAGTCTGTATTTTTGAGGCAGAAAAATCTGTGTTGCAAACAGCAACCATGTATGGGTTAGATAAATGTTTTGCTGTTGCCACTTGTGGTTCATCGCTTTCCTCTGAACAGATGAATATGTTGTTAAAATTGGGAGTGGTAGAGATCATTCTAGCCTTCGACGCTGATCATGAAGGTGGGCGCGGGGCGCCTGATACGCTCGAATATGAACAAAAACTGTTTAAAATTGTCAAACCCTGGTTGCCCTATGTTAATGTTTCGGTAATTTTTGACTATGACCACATACTTCCGCACAAAGCTTCTCCTAGTGATTGCGGAAAAGAGAAATTTGAAGAGCTTTATCACAATCGTGTGCGGCTTTCATCATTAAGCGAAAAAATCCCTACAAGGGGTAAATATAAAAATTAAAACGCGAGGTGATATCGGTGGCTTACACCAAAAAACCTAAGTTTTCCTACAGCAAGCTGAACACATATTAGTCTTGTGGATGGAAATACTATCTTACTTACGTCACGGGCCATTATGTTTTTACCGACTCACTGGCCTCTGAGCTTGGTACCTTATTGCATCACACGGAGGAAGAAATCGCTAAAGCTTTAAAATCCGGAGACGCCCCGGATTATGAAAGGCTTAAATAGGATTTTGCAGAATTAAACATTCCAAAGTCTTTTCCGGGCGATAATAAAGGTGGTATATACGGCACCAACATTTTAAAAGAAAAATACAAAGAAGAGTATTTTAAACCCAACGCTGAAGGTGTTTCGTATTTTACTAAAATAGCCGATTACTTAAATCACGGCATTTATCGTCTTGAGTAGTTTTTAAACGACAACCCCGATTTGTTAATTTTTGACATGGAAAAATATTTTTCTGTAGATTACAAAGGACACATGTTAAGTGGGTTTATTGATCGTATTTTTTACAACACTAATACGGGTGAATATATTATCGAAGATATAAAAACCAAAGAAAAGCCTTTTTCTGACGCAGATTTAACCACCCCAATGCAGTTTGTTGTGTATACCTACGCCCTGGCGCAAACACTGGGAATTTCCGAAGATTAGATTCGATGCGTGTATAACTTGCCATTCTGTGATATGCGTCAGCCAGCAGGAACAGCCAATTTTATGAAGCGCGGGATTAAAAAACTTGATGCTATTTTTGAAGGTATTGAGTCGGGAGACTACACCCCTGGTCCCTCTCCTTTGTGTTATTGGTGCCCGTTTTCCCCCACCAATCCCGAGCAGATCGAAGAGGGAAAATATTTATGCCCCTATTACTCTCTCTGGACAAGAGAAGAAAAAACACACACCGTGGCAAACAAATGGCTTGGAATGGAAAAACATAATGGAATTATGCAAAAGGAAAAAGAAAAACAAATTGCCGCGGAGCAGACTCCACAGGATCTGAAAAATGATTTTGATTTTTAATGAGGTAATACATGGGCGAATTTAAGGAAATTGCAAAAATTGAGTTAGATTTTGATCAACTAGAAGAATGGCGCAGAGACGACGAAGAGGGGCTTCCCGTTTATAGCTTAATTTCGTTTTATGAGGCTTGCGGCATGCAGGCAGAGATGAAAAAATATTACGGAGACGCAGCAAAAGAGGCCGCCTCCCCCGTCGACGTGCTTTCTTGTAATTTTTACACCCTGCAGCGCATAAAAAATTTTATTACCGAACATTGGGAAGTTTTTTCTCTGGTAATTGAAGAAAACAATAACGTTAAGTGGGATACTCGCAAGTGGGCAAAAAATCACAAACACTATCACAGAAGACTGCGTTCTCGTGTGCAAAACAGTTTGAATTTTGATTTTGTTAATTTTTGTCCCGCCATTAATGACGATCTTCCAGATAATGTTTTGTCATTCGCCGTTTATTCCCCCGACGGCGTTGCAAAAGAGGAGGCCGCGACTTGACATCGCGGCTTTCTCCACATAATATATAATAGAGATTAACCGTTAAAAGGAGAAAATAATGTTCGCAAGTTTACACAATCACACCTGGGCCAGTAACCAAAGATTTCTTGACAGCATAAATCGCCCCGAAGAGATGGTCGATCGCGCCATTGAGTTGGGGTTTTCCGGTATTGCGTTTACGGATCACGAGGCCCTCTCTGCGGCGGTTGATATTATAAAAATACGTGATAAAATTATCAAAGAACATCCCGATTTCAAAATCATTTTCGGCAACGAAATATACTTAATAGATGAAAGCTCAGTAAAAAATGCCGACAAATATTACCACTTTATTTTGCTCGCAAAAGATCTTGAGGGGTGGAAACAATTAAAGGAATTGTCTTCTGGCGCTTGGGAAAGAGGATATACCGAGAAAGGTATTATGCGAGTTCCCACGACCTATCAAGATATAGAGAGGGTGGTTGGGAAAAACCCCGGACACATATATGCCTCAACAGCGTGTATAGGTGGCGAACTCGGCACAAAGATTTTAAGGCACGATGTTCCTGGTGCGAACAACTTTATTCGATGGTGCATCGGGGTTTTCGGCAAAGAAAATTTTGCTTTAGAACTGCAACCCTCTGATTCAGAGGAACAAATTGCTGTCAATAAAACTTTGATAAAATTTGCAGAATATTACGACGTACCCTTTATAGTAACAACAGATAGTCATTATTTGAATAAAGAAGATTTTAATATTCATTCCGCCTTTCTTAACAGCCGCCAGTCTTCTGATAGAGAAACTGAAAAGTTTTATAGATTCACTTATATAATGACAGAGACAGAGATGGCTGACTTATTAAAATTAAGTGGGCTTTCTGACGAAGACATTAAAAGGGCTTTTGCGAATACCTGTAATATTGCTGATTCGATTAGCTTGTATGATTTTCGGCACTCAACCATTGTACCGTGTATTAAGATTCCCAGTTTTCAGTTAAATAAAACAATTTATGATACAAATTATCCTGCGATTGTAAAATTTTATGAAAGCACAGATGCGCAGGACCAGTATTTGATGTATCAAATTGAGCAGGGGATTGCCGCTAAAAAGATTCAAATTGACCAAGAAAAATTATCAAGAATTAACGACGAACTTGATATTTTGGGTTTTATAAGCGATAGACTGGGACAAAAGCTCAGCGCTTATCTTAATTTAACAAAAAATATTGTCGATATTGCATGGCAAGTTAGTTTGGTTGGCGCGGGGCGCGGATCTGCTTGCGGCGAATATATTAATTATTTAATTGGTATTACTCAGGTTGATCCTCTCCAATACAATCTCCCCCATTGGCGTTTTTTAAACAAAGAACGCGTAGAGCTGCCCGATATTGACGAAGATTTTCAACCGGAGAAAACCGGGGATATTGTCTCACTGCTGCGCAATGAATATGGCGAAAACAGTGTTTTAAATTGTGCGACATTTAAAACAGAGACATTAAAAAGCAGCATTTTAACGGTAAGCCGCGGGCTTGGTATTAATAATGACGAGGCACAAGCGCTCGCCGCGCTCGTTCCCCAACACAGAGGTATGACCTATACACTCAACGAGTGTCTTTTTGGCGACGAGGAAAAGGGTTTTGATCCTGTCCCCGGTTTTAAAGAAAAACTTGATATGTACCCCGGGTTATTTGATGGTGTTAAAAAAATCGAAGGGCTTCCCACTAACGCCAGTATCCACGCTAGCGCATTATATGTTTTTAACGATTCCTATTTAAATCAAAATAGTTTGATGAGAGCGCCGAATGGTACTAAAATGACAGCATTTAATATGCACGACAGCGATGACCAGGGTGCCCTAAAGATGGACGTTTTGCGTACTGACGCTCAGTCAAAAATGGCGAAGTGTCTTGATCTATTAATAAAAGATGGTAAAATTGATTGGCAAGGCACACTTCGAAAAACCTACGATAAATATTTACACCCCGACGTTTTGGATTATCAAAATCCGCAAATGTGGGATGATATGGCCGCAAACAAAATCCCCAACCTATTTCAATTCGACACCATGGTTGGGTCAACCTGTATTAAAAAGGCACGGCCAGACAACGTCGTGCAACTTGCTGAGATTAATTCAATAATGAGACTGCAAGCCGATAGCGGGGAACAACCGATTGATAGATATGTCAGGTTCAGAGAAAATCCCGAAGCGTGGGATCTTGAAATGATGGAGGAGGGGTTGACCCCCCATGAAATCGAAATCCTTAAAAAGTATCTTGCCCAAAGTCACGGCGTCTCTGGTTCTCAAGAGGTGTTAATGCGTATTTTAATGGACCCCGAAGTTTGTAATTTTACTCTCGGGGAGGCCAACGCTGCACGAAAAGCCATCGCAAAAAAGCAAGCCGCAAAATTAATTCAGTTAAAGAAAGATTTTTATGAAAAAGGCGAGGAAACATAATAATGGCCAGAAAAGAGTTTCTTGATTATGTCTGGAAATATTGTATTGAACCACAACTTGGCTATAGTTTTTCACTTAACCATACTTTGCCATACAGCCTTATTGCGGTGCAAGAGGCCAACCTTGCCACGCGATGGGATCCGTTATATTGGTGTTGTGCCTGTCTTTGTGTGAATGCTGGCAACTATGTGAAAGAGATGGGGGACGCCGCAGACGACGAGGAAGAAAACGAAGAAGTAGAGGATGCCGTTTCTGATAAAAAAGAAAAACGCATAGCCCCTAACTATGGTAAAATAGCTAAAGCTATTTCTGATGTACAGTTGTCCGGTGTACAGGTTGAACTGCCTGCTATTAACAACGCCCAGGTTGATTTCGTTCCTGATGTTAAAAATCAAAAGATTTATTACAGTTTGCAAGCTATTAGCACAGTTGGCGTGGATCTGTTAGAAAAAATTTTGACCGAACGCCCTTTTACTTCTTTGCAGGATTTTTTGGATCGAGTGCAACCCACCCAAACGCAGATGTTGGGGTTGATCAAGGCCGGTTGTTTTAACCAGTTATGCGGTAAAACGCAGCGAGGCGTACTTGCGGAATATCTACAACACGAAGCTGAGAAAAACTTTCCACGTAAAGACAAACTTACTGCGGTGAATTTAAAGAAACTTATTGAACTAAAGTGGGCGCCTCCTGAGTTTCGGGATGAATTACGTGTGTTTAAGTTTAAACGTTATATCGATGCCAATCAATACGACGCTTCAACTAAAAGATATTTATTATCCGAAGAAACTTGTCAGAAGTTTTTCGCTACTTTTATTGAGCAAAAATTGAATTGCGCTAAAGGTGATTACAGCGTGCTCCCCGAGGGGGTTATTGCAATTAAATCAACAGCTTTTAAGAAAGCCTACGATAGTTATGTTGGAAAAATTGTTGATTTTTTAAATACCCCTAAAGGTCAAGATACATATCTTGAAATCGTCAGACAAGATTATATTAACGGCATAACAGATAAATATTGCTACGGATCCGAATCTCGGTGGGAATTTGAAACTATGTCATTTTACCATGGAGATCACGAATTAAAAAATGTCAATAATGCATATTATAATATCGTAAACTTTAATGATCTACCGGAAACTTCTGAGAAGCCGACAATGTGCGCCTTGGCGGGCACCGTGGTCGGTACCAACAACATGCGGCATATGGTGAGTATTTTAACACCCAGAAGCGGCGTGGTGGATGTAAAGTTGTTCGGAGATGCTTATGTGCGTTATAATAAAAAAATTAGCACCGTAGACCCAGACACCAAAAAGAAAACCGTTGTCGATGATTCTTGGTTTAAACGGGGTAATAAAATTATCGTGTATGGTATGCGCAAAGAAAATACATTCCATTGTCGTGGGTTGAAAACCGAGTACGGTACGAGATATGTGGGCTTAATTAAAAACGTTAATCACGACGGCACTCTTGATATTAGTTATAAAAGAGCGTCGGTTAAAGGAGCATAACATGGAAAAAGAACAGAAAATTTCTCTTTTTCGTTTAACCGAAGGTGGAGAGCATGCCCTCGTCGCGCGTGGGAACAAAGAGTTTCTTATGCATATCGTTGCTGGGAACGCTCGTGAATATAATTGTGGGGTGTTTCGTCGTTGGAAGGACGGAGAATATTATTACTACGACTGCGGACCCGACACTTTTCTTTGCGAAGAAAAACTCGATGATTTGGTTTGATTTTTATAAAAAATCACGTAATATATATATGATAAAACAAGCACAGAAAGGAATCTAAAAATGGGAGCAAACCCCCTTTTGGGCAAAGAAATAAATGTTAAGGTAAAATTACATAATTATAGATTCCCCAAAGACAGGGCCCCGATACCCGGGGCTTTTGCCATTGTCTGTTTAGATATTCTGGAAGTTATAAGTGGGGTGATTTCCGGCGAGTGTGTCGCTCCCAACGGGACAATCACCGTTACGGGAGAAATGCCCACTTTCGAAGACGGTATGGAGTATTTTCTTACCGCTACACTAACCGAGGATCCCAAGTGGGGGCTCCAGTACCACAAACCTCAGGTCAGACTTGCTTATAATATGTCAAAAAGAGAAGATCAGGAGAAATTTCTGAGCTTTTTCATGACAGAAACGCAAATAAAATCACTCTTTTATTCTTATGAAAACCCCATAGAATTACTCGAACAGAAAAATATTGGGGCATTAACGAAGATAAAAGGCATAGGGCCATACACCGCAAATAAGATGTGTTTGAAATATGCGGCTAATATTAATAACGGTCGAGCCTATGTAGAGCTTAAAGATATGGGCTTGACCAAAGCCGCCATTGATAAGCTGATCAAACAATTTGGCTCCCCCGACCTTGTGATTGATATTATAAAGAAGAACCCCTATTCATTAATTACTTTGGTTAATGGGTATGGCTGGGAAAAAGCTGACAAAATTGCACTGGCGCAAGGCTTTGAGCGCGGCTGTAAAGAGAGGTGTCTCGCATACACAAATTATAAGCTCGGTAAAATTGCAAACGAGGACGGCAACTCTAAAATGGATCTTGGCGAGTTGATGGAAGACGTTGCCGCCCAGTGTGCCCCAACTGATAAGCAGACATTGGCCAATTGGATAAAAGAACAAACTATTGAGGCCGCGGAATGCGCCCAGTGGGAAGCAGGAGAGGAAACCGAGCGCGACTGGTCTACTCCACCCGTCTTTTATTATGACAAGACAACCAGATTCTTTGGTTTATATAAATATCGCTCCCTTGAAAAAAAGATAGCTCACGAACTCGAGCGTTTAAAAGCTGCGCCCAACCGAACGGTGTTTGACCGCAAGGAATGTGATGATATTATTCGTTCTGTAGAAATCGAACAGGGATACGCTTTTACCGCCGAACAGCGCAAGGCAATTTGGAGCATTCTTGATAATAACGTTGCGGTATTAACTGGCAGCGCCGGTACTGGCAAAAGCTCTACTCTAAGACCATTGGTAAGAATATTCCAGCATTATGGCTTTAGGGTTGCCCAGTGCGCCCTTTCCGGACGTGCTTCTAGTCTTCTTACCGAATATACGGGGTTGACCGGAAAAACCATTCATCGGTTATTAAGATATTTACCGGACTTAGAAAAATTCGATCACAACAAGAGCAACCCCCTCCCTGAAGATGTTATTCTTCTTGATGAAGCCTCAATGGTTGGCGAAGAGCTTTTCTATAGTTTGATTTCCAGCATTCGTTCGGGTTGTAAATTACTAATGCTGGGCGATATTAAACAGCTTCCCCCGATTGCTGTTGGCAACCTGCTCCAAGACTGTATCGCATCTGGATATACACCCACAACAACTCTTACGGTTATTCAGCGCCAGGCGCTTAAAAGCGGTATTATCTCCCAGTCGGTCGACGTGTGCAAGGGCACTCGGCTTATTCCGACGGGGTACGTTGGGGAAGAAATTCGTGGCGAATTAAAAGATTTCAAAATCATCGCGCACGATGATGCTTCGGTGACACACGCTAAAGTTATACAGGAATTCAAAAAACTATATACAGAGCAGCACATATCACCGGACGATATTCAAATTGTCGTTCCCGTTAGAGCGAAAGGTATGAATAGCTGTCGTTTCTTCAACGCAGAAGTACAGGCCCTCGTTAATAATAAACCCGGCACCAAAGGTATCCCCGTTGAGGTTTGGGATGGAAATCAACATTTTGAAGTTGTCTATAAACCCGGCGATCGAATTATGGTTACGAAAAATAATTATCACGCTCGCAATCTTTACGGCGGAGAAACGGCTATTTTTAACGGTAACTTGGGTCATATTAAAGACATTGATAAAGAGAGCATGTTAATTTCTCTCAATGACGGCGAAGAGGTTATCATTCCCCGTGACGAGTGGAACAATATCACTCATTCTTGGGCGGCAACCTGTCACAAGCTTCAGGGTGCGCAGGCCCCATATGTTATTGTTAGCATAGACAACAGTGCCTACCCCCTGCTAATGCGCGAG